GAGGTCTTATAACCTTTAGTTCTTGTTGGCAGCATTAGCTTGCTCCTTGTATAAGTGTATTGGGTCCACCAGCAGGACTAGCAGCGGTTTCCATATCGTCTTGTCTAGTTCTACGAGCCTGATTACGTAGTGCAGTTACTGCGTTGTCATACTGTCCCTGCCAAACTGGAAGAGTGTTCCAATCTTTCATGTACATAGTGGCTTCTAACATACAACCATAAAATAAAGCGTTATAGCAATACTCGCTGTAATAATTTGAAACTGTCACACTTGTGCCTGTTGCCGAAGCAAGAGCTAAAGGCCGTGAAGCAGTTTGAACAATACCTGACAAAGCTGATGTAGGTGTTGGTACAATGTAAATTGATCCATTCGTTTTCCGTGAATAGTAACGGGGAGTTCCTGTAGATGTAGCAATAGGCCAGTAGTCTGTAGCATACTCATAAGTTCTTTGTAACAAGTTTACCTTCGAGGAAGATGGAACTCCAGTTACACTGATACTTGTGGTGTAGTTTACATTACGAATAATACGCACTCGATCATTAAGTGCAATACTGGCATTAGTCGCTACATATGAAATAGCGGTATACTCATCTAAACCAACATCGTCTAAATCTTTAGTAAGACGTAGTTCTGTTTTTTCAATCAACTTAGGAATCTGATCCGCAAACTCAATCGAATCATTTTCAGTTGTGTTGATAATGTCGGTCTTCAGATAAGAATAAGAAGGCATATCAGCCTACATATAATGTAATCGTGGGAGTCATAGTGCCAGTACCTGAGTTGGCAACACTAAGTACACCATAAACACCAACACCCATATCTCCAATATACATATCATTAGAATCTAAAGCGCCTACACGATATCGAATAGCCGTACCCTTGGCAGTCTTGTTAGTAATTTGATTTGAACCAGTAATAACAATTTCACCAGCAAGAGTAGCAAATGTATGGATAGCCATAACACGAGTTATTTGAGGAACTGGTCCACCACCGTTTGCTCCAACAGTTAAGTTACTGTCTACATATCTGAAGCCAGTAATAATAGCACCGTCGCTACTTACATTTTGAGCAACTTTAATATTTGTACCCATATTTAATTCCTTTATAAATAAAGAGTCGAAAGAGAGAGCAACACTTAGTCACTCTCTCCTTCTATCTTAATTAACCTGCGCTACCAAACCAGCCACGCCAATCAGAGACACCGAAGCTATAACGCTCCCGAGCCTTAAATCGGATGTTTCCAGTATCGAAGTCAGGTTCCATCTTCGTCTGAAGCGGAGTACGAACAAACATCTTAGTGCCGTTCGGAACATCCGTCTTGACAAACCACGCATCAGTATCGGTAAACCGACGATTGATGTAGTAGCCTTCAGGAACCATACCCAAGTGACGAGTCGCGTTAATAGCGTTCGTATTCGGGTTCGCCTGTGCAGCACTCGTCTGAGTGTTACCGGGGCTGCTTAGAACGCGATCTGCAATGGCCCACGAATCAACGGGAACATGCAGCGATACCGCGCTGGCACCAATAAGAATACCACGATCATCCTCGATCTTCTGAATAGCAGTCAGAGACGCCTCAAGAGTGGCTTCCGAAAGATCGGCAGCACCAAGAAGGTTGGACTGATTACCAGCAGAGATGGTCGGATGAGCAGCAGAGAAGAATGCAGCGCCATCACCAATAGTAGCCGTGAAGCCATTATTGTAAAGCGCAGCCGCCTTGACCTGCTTGGTATTTGCCATCGCACGAGCGAGACCGCGCGCACGAAGCTTGGCAAAGGTGTCATACAGATTGTCTTCCATTGCTTCTTCCGTAACCGCGAAAGCAAGTGCAATAGTTTCAGCCGTATAACGGGCAGTGTAACTTTCCTGAGCGTCATCATAAGAAACAGCAGCACCTTCACCCTTGGTCGGCGCAGAGCCAAACCCAGTGAATAGTACTTCTTCTTCAAATGCACGATCAGAATTTTCAATGTCATAAAGAGGTTCGTGTTCGTTATTAACCTCTCCATACTCCATTCCAAAAACGGCGTTTAAGCCCGGAAGGAGTTCTTTTGATATACTAGCTCTATTAATAGCCATGATTAATCCTCCCTATTAAGCCGTTGATGCCGTAGCAGTGACATAACGATCCCGATGGGTGTTAAGCCAAACTTCGACAATTGGAAAAGCGTCGTTATTACCTTCGTCAGGATACTGAGCGCGGCCAACAACACGAGCAGCAAGCTCGGTTTCAGCACCAGAACTAGCCATCAGGTAATAGCTGGACTGTCCAGTTACCGTGCTGCCCGAACTAGCGGTAGAACTAACTGTAACAGTATAATTCCTAGCAATCGCTGCTTCAGCAGCAGAAAGAGTCAAAGAACACTGAATGTAGTAAGTCTGTGCCGGATCAGTAATAACAAAGAATTTAATATCCGTGGCGGATATTGCCCCATTCCAAAAACGAGAGAACTTCTGTTCTCCATTTTCAACATACTGACAGCCCATGAAAACGCCCGAAGGCTTCAAGGTACCGGCAATAAATGGCGAGATTGTAGCAAAGTTTGCTCCCGGAAGTACTACCGGATCGCCTGTGAAAATGTTGTTACTAGGTGACTGCGCCTGACCTGTTGAGGTAAGCGTAATCATATCGGTGACGGCCTCATTATTATAAGCGCCGCCTCTCTTACGAGCAGGGACAAAACCACGAAATGCTTTAGTAGTAGACATGTGTCATCTCCTTAAAAGTTAAAGACGCTAACCCTGAAAATTGGGTCTTCGTCCTTTCGTTACTGTGGTTTTACTATTGTTGGAAATTGGCATACGAGAATCAGAACTGTTCATAAGCTGCGCGTTTACGGCTTGCATCATATCACCAGCCTTATTCTCATAGTGTTTCCGTTTGGCTGCTACCTTGCCTGCTGGCATTTTTGCTAATGCCAAGTCTCCACGACAGACTGTGCCTTGGTAACGACCGTCTTCCCTTACGAAGGATGTAATCGACATTTCAGGAACTTCATCAGGAGTTACGAAAACCCATCCCTCTTGTAGTTTCTTACCTACATTTGAGATGTCGTCTGTGCCTTTGATGGAGATTCGTATCCAACGTAAAGCCATTTCTTCACTATCAAATCGTGCTTGAACATGATCTGGAATAGCTAAAGCGTTAGGCTCTTCAAAGGTCCATTCTTCTTCCTGTGTGTTATTCTCTCTAAGCTGACTACTACGTGTTTCATTTCGTGTCATAATAATTCTCCGCGCTTCTATTTAATATTTGTGTATTCGCCGTCAGCCCCATTTACTTTGAGCTTTTCGGCAGCATATCTTTCAAGTGGAATATTCCATTTCTCTGCTAGTCGGATATCTTCTTGAGATAACTTAACCTTTCTAGAACTGGATGAGGAGGAACGCGATCCCCCCGAAACCACTTGAGCAGGACTTAACGTACTGTCCTGCACACGTTGAATATCTTCCCCAAACTGTTGAGGAAAAGATTTCTTCATTCTATTACTAATCTCCTGATAAAATTCATTATCATTTGGATCGTAACCTTCATTCTTTAGTTCCGCATCAATAGCTAGTGCCGCTGCGGTCATAACATTGTTAGTACCAAACCAATTATTTTCTGATGCCCACTCTTCTGCCTTGGGATCAGTTACAGCAGGTCTAGGAGCAACTTGCTGTTGTACTGGCTGTTCTACTGGAGCAGCTTCATAATTACGTTTAGCACTGGAAACATTCTTCAGATCGCCCTGCGCTTCATTGAGCATTGTCTGAGCTTGAAGAAGTTTTTCCTTCTCGCCGTTTTCAAATGCTTCTAAGTAAGCTGCTTGAGCCAACTGAATTTTATCTGTCAGTTGCTTTTCCGAAGCATCGAGACTTAGTTTATTAATCTCTTGTACTTCAGAATGCTTTGTTTTGAGGTTAGTTTCTAATTCCTCATTTTTTTGGATAAGGGAATGAATTTGTTCGTCACGTTCTTTACGCTGACGAATAAGTTGTCGGATACGTTTCTGAGCGCCAGACGTTTCAACTCCGTCTAGCTCTGTCCCGCTTTTTTCTTTTTCTTCTTTTTCTTTAGGTGCAGAAACTGCAACAGCTTGTTCAGAAGATTCTTCAATTTCATACGCAACTTCATTCTCCTCTTCACCATTAGGAACAGATACTTCGCTCCACTCTTCTTTTTCGATCATTGTTTTTTCTTTCCCGTTGTTTACGAAACAAACGATTTAACGATTATATTAATATATTATATCATAGTATTGTTATATCTACAAATTAACTTGATCCTGCACTAAGGTTAAATGTAGGATCAAGATCAGCAGGGTTTTCTACACGAAGCATGATCTGGTCATCAAACAATAGAATAAGCCGTACTCCTTTATAAAATAGCTTAGTTCCTGTATGTTTACCGTAGCAAACAAAGTCCCCTTCTTTACACCAGCTACCTTTAGGAAACTTATCCTGATCTCCATATGCAAGATCACCAAGGCTTAGAACTTTACCAATAGTTGTAAGATAAGCCATATCTTCTTTGGTAGAGTCTGGAATAATAATACCACCCTTGGTTAGCGACTTAACCGTAACAGGGCGAACTAGGATATGAAAGCCGGGAAGTGATGGTAG